ATGGAACGTAACAAACGATTGGCTGACACAGACTTTCTAGCAATGTCCGACCAAACTCTATCATCTGAAATGACAACATACCGTCAAGCACTGCGAGACATAACAACAAGTGCTACATCACTTAATGATGTATCTTGGCCGGAGAAACCATAATGCCCTATATCGGAAAAAGTCCAGTTTCAGGTGGTTTCCACAAATTAGGAAATCTTACTGCCTCTGCTACGGACACCTACGCTTTGACGCTAGGTGGTGCAGCATACTTCCCCGAAACCGCTAATCAGCTTCTTGTTAGTTTGAATGGTTTGATTCAAGCCCCGCAAGATTCGTTCACCGTATCCGGCAGCAACCTAGTATTTGACAGCGCACTAACAAACAGCGACAGCATTGACTTTGTTGTTGCGCTTGGTGATGTGCTGGGTGTAGGCAGCGTTACTGATGGTGCTATTACGACAGCTAAGATTGCTAATGGTGCAGTGACTATGGATAAGCTGGCTACGTCAGGTACGCTGCCAGCATTAGATGGCTCTGCGCTGACTGGCCTCAGTGGTAGTAACATCAAAGAACAGCTTGCTATGCTTTGTGATGGTAACAACTACACAGTATCAAGCGGTACTTACACAGCGGCAAACGTAACAGCATTACAAAACTTTACTACAAGCTACGCTGACCTCACTGGCTCTAGCATTTCGTACACACCACCAACAGGCACTACAATGGTAAGTTACAAATTTGTGTTTGCTTACGTTTTTCAAGACAGTTATGGGCTAAGTCATTTTAAGTTTTTTGTAGATTCTGATGAAGTTACAAAAGCACGCGTTACTCTAGGCGCAAACGCAAATGCACAATGGCTGCAAACTTTAGAATATTTTATGCCTGTTGGGGGTTCTGCTGATACCACAACAGGGCGGCAAGCTACTTGGACATCAGCCAAAACATTAAAAATACAAGCTCGTGAATACGCCGGAACCAATCAAGCACAGGCACACTCAACCCATCATTGGGATAGCATTGCAAGCGCACAATTTCATATGCCTAAACTAATTATTACGGCTTTAGGATAGGAGACAGATATGGCACTTATAAGATTAAACAATCAGTCTCTTCCTAGTGGTAGTGTGTTGCAAGTTGTGCAATTCTTTGACCAAGGTATCATTGGATCATCAAAATCATCTTTGGTTAGTTTAACAAATGCTGATGGATACTCAGATGTTATGTCAAAAGCTATAATCACAGAAGCTGCAAATAGTAAAATATTAGTTCAGATAAAAACAAATGGGTATGATTCTACTAACAGCACGATAAGGGGGGCTACCAAGATTTTCAGAAATTCTACTGAAATTGACGGTGACCCATACGCTTTTTATGGTGACCCATCCACAATGTTCTTGTTTAACTCTACAATATTAGATGCACCAGCCGCTGCTGCTGGAACCACAATCACTTACAAACTTCAAGCATTTCAAGTTGCTTCGAGTGGTACTATGTACGTTGGATATGGTGACACCGGTGGCGGGTGTTCTTCTCTAATTACATTAACAGAAATATCTATTTAATGAAACCAACAGCCGCATCAGTCCAAGCTCAGGTTGACACTCACGAAGCAGTGTGTGCTGAACGCTGGCGTGAAACCATCCTGCGTATCAAGCGCATCGAACACATTATGATTGGTTCTGCTGGCACTACAATCGTACTGCTGTTGAGCGTTGTGATGCGAGGCAATGTTTAAAGCAATAGTATTAGCTTGCGCGATAGCAACCCCCACCGATTGTATCGAGTTCCACGACACTCGTGGCCCATACGATACCCGCGCAGCGTGTGAACGCCGGGCTATGGAAATGGGTCGTGACGTTGGCGAAATGACCCACGGCTTGATGCCTAAAAAATGGCGATGCCAATCTTTGAAAAAAGGAATGCTGTCATAATGGAACCGATTAGCACGGCGCTGATGGCGGTATCTGCTGCGTCAAATGCGATAGCATTCATCAAGGCACGAGTGAACGATGTGCAATCAGTGGCTGATTTGTCGGAGCAAATCGGCACGTTGTTCTCGGCGCAGAAAAAACTAAACGAGGAACGCAACAAGCAGGCCGGGGTAAGTGATGTTAGCTTTAAGGGCAGCATTGACGCGGTGCTTGAGGCGAAACGTCTCAACGAAGAGATGCAGCAAATAGCAACAATGATTAATATGCGTTGGCCCAAGCCAGCCGACCAACCATCAACGTGGCAGGAAATCATCAACCATCATAACAAGGCGTTGCGCGAACAGCGAGAGGCTAGACTAGCTGCTGCCAAGCAGGCAGCTATAGCGCACGATGAAGCAATCGAAAACATGAAGATCGGCCTAGCTGTTTTCGCGCTGGTGGTTGTTGTGGTAGGATTGTTCATAGCAGTTATGGTATCAACAGCCGGGGCTATCGGCCTTACATGAGTACCACGATTGGACTAGCCGGTGAGCATTTTGCTGCCGGGGTAATATTGGGCATGACTGGGTGGGCGTATGCACAAGCAGCACAGGATAAAATAGATGGCGTGGCTATTTCAAAGACTGATAACACGGTGCTTAGGGTACAAGTTAAGACTGCTAGCCTTATACTTGCTAAAGGCAAGCGAACTCCGACTTATCATTTTCAGCTTGGGTCTGGCTGTTCGCAGAAACATTTACCGCGTAACACAAAGGAGTGGGCAGATTATGACATACTGGTGCTGTGTGGCAAGGAACATAGAAGCTGCTTATTCTTCCACGTCAGTCAGATACAGCAGTACAGTAAGCGGGTGCAGGGCGGTGCGTTTACTCGCGATGCTGAAGAAGAAAGCTGGCTCAAAGCTGTCGCACTGGCTAAAGAAATGAGGCTGTAATGGATATTGAAAAGCTACGCGAAGAGCTAATCGCTGATGAGGGTATGCGGCTAGACGTGTATCGCTGTACAAAAAATCACCTCACTATAGGGGTGGGGCATCGCATTATTGAGGGCGACGCAGAACACGGCAAGCCAGAAGGTTACACGATTACTGAGCGCCGCATGAAGCAGCTATTTGATTTGGATATAGCTATTGTGCGCGAGGATTGTCACCGGCTCTATGAGGATTTTGCTGACCTGCCCGAAGAAGCGCAGCGCATCATTGCCAACATGATGTTTAATATGGGTCTGCCGACTATGAAAAAATTTAAGGGCAAGAAGCGTTGTGTCGATGCGCGTGATTGGGCTGGGGCTGCATTAGAGATGCTCGACAGTAAATGGGCGCGTCAACTCCCCAATCGCTCAGAGAGACTGGTCAAACGCATGAGGGCGCTGGCAGATGAGTAAAAGCCCTTGCGTTGGTGTATGCGTTCTGGATGAGGATCGCGTCAGGTGCATTGGCTGCGGCAGAACCATTGATGAGATAATCAGTCGCGGGAAAAAAGCAGATGGGTGAGGAAAATAAAAAGCCGGTTGAAGCCAAGGTTGGCGAAAATAGTTTTGAGCTTGTGCTGAGAATTTTAGGCAACGAATTTGTGGCTATCAAAATAGGCTCAACAAATTTTAGCGGCAAACTGATTGCCGGTGGTGTCTTGCTTTTGTTTTTTACATTTATGCTGATGGAAGTTTTTGGGTTATCCAGAATGTTAGGAGTTGAATAATGTTAGGTGTAATTGGGAAGATCCTCGGATCAGATAGTGTCATCAGTCAGGGCATAAAGCTCATTGATGACATTCATACGAGCGATGAAGAGGCCATTGCAGCCCGCAGCAAAGCCCGCATAGACCTCATGACTGCTTATGCTCCATTCAAAATTGCCCAACGGTTTTTGGCGTTGATGTTTGGGGCTACGTTCTTGGGCAGTTATGTGCTGGTGCTTGTTATGACGATCACTGGCCGGGGTGACCCGGACGCAGTAACAAAAGTGATGGAACAGTTCACAATAAATTATGCGATGCTTGTGATCCTTGGCTTTTATTTTGGGGCTGGTACGATTGAAAGCATCCAGCAGCGCACCAAAAAATAAAGGGGCTTTCGCCCCCTTATCTATTCCACCACCCTGATCGTTCTGATCTTGCCGGGCGTGTGCGTTAAGATGCCATCCTCTATCAGCTTGTCTAGCTGAAACCTGACGGCAGTTCTAGATCTGCCTATTGCGTAGGCTATTTCGTCCACTGTCGGGCCAAAGCCATTGTAATGGTGGTAAGCGGCCACCGCGTTGACAACCGGCTTCCACGAGCTTTCTTGGCGCTTTGGCGGCATCAGTCAATCTCCTTTAGCGTTAAAGTTTTCTGGCGCATGACAGTCTCAGGCTTGGCAGGCACGACTTTCTCAGGCTGCGCCCGCATCTTGCGTGTCGGCCACTTGACCTGCACCCGGCGATTGCCGACCGACGCAAAGGCTGTGTCGTGACTGCCCATTGT